CTAAACTTGCAGGAATTGAAGATGGAGCTACTGCTGGTGGTTCTGGTGGAGGTCTAGATGCTTGGACTGATGCTACTGTATATAGTTTAGGTAATGTTGTACATTATACTGATCTTAAGATATATAAATGTACTACTGCTCATACTTCTAGTGGAACACTTGATGTCACTAAGTTTACTGAATTGTCAGAAGGTTCAACTTTAAGTGCATCAGATATTAAAACTATGTATGAGTCTAATTCAGATACTAATGCTTTTACAAATGCTGATAATGCAAAATTAGTTGGTATAGAAGATAGTGCTACTGCTGATATGACAGCTAGTGAGATTAAAATAGCATATGAATCCAATTCAGATACTAATGCCTTTACTGATGCTAAATCTACAAAGTTAGATGGTATTGAAGCTAATGCAATTGCTACTTATACTAATGGTACAGCAATGCCTGAAGCAGTAGGTGGTATTGAAGCTGGTACTACATTTAGTGCTGCTACTATTACCAGTATATTAACTGATTTACTATATCCTTATCAATACCCTTATTTTAATTACTTTAGAGTAAATGGTTCTTCTTCTGTAAGTTTAGAAGTTGGAGCTACATTTAGTGGTACTGGTTTAGTATTTACTTGGGATATAGCTAATCCATCTAATATTAATACTAACTCTGTTACACTTAATGGTACAGGTAGTTTAGCAAATGATGGTACTGAAACTCAGACATTATCTGATCAAACTGAAACAACAGCTACATCTAGTACTTATAATATAAGTGCAGTAAATTCATTATCTGAGACTATTAGCGATACTATTAGTGTTAGCTGGAGATACAAAAGATATTGGGGTGTTTCTGCGAGTACATCATTAGATGATACAGCTTTATTAGCTTTAGGTGGTGATGAATTATCAACTAATCATACAAAAAGTATTACTTATGATGGTACTGGTGGTAGATATTTCTACTTTGCATTTCCTCAGAGTTTTGGAGCTTTAACAGCTACAACCATTAATGCTTTAAGTTGGAATGATTGGGTATTAGAAACAAGAAGTGTTATAAATGCAGAAGGTGTATCAATACCTTACTATATTTATAGAAGTTATAATCTTATAAACGGCACGATAACGGTCGATTGGAGTTAAAATGGCAGATACAAGTGGAACTAAAGTTGTCAGTAAGATAGTACCTACTGATACTTTAGACGAGTATGCTACACATGACGCTGATTATGGGCGAGGTGGTTATGTAAGTGTAGCTGATATAACAGCAAGGGATGCTATAACCACACAAAGAAGAAAACAAGGTATGACAGTTTATGTCAATAGTACCAATGTTAAATATATTCTAAAGGATGGAATAACAAATAGTGATTGGGTTGTAGACTCAAGTGGTGGTGGAGGTGCTGTTGATTCAGTAAATGCACAAACTGGAGTAGTAGTTTTAGACGCTGATGACATTGATGACACAGCTACTACTAATAAATTTACTAATGCTGCTGGAATATCTAAATTAGCTGGCATTGAAGCTGGAGCTACTCAAGATCAAACTGGAGCAGAAATTAAATCTCTCTATGAAGCTGAGAGTAATACTAATGTTTTTACTGATGCTGAAAAGACTAAGCTTGCCAATATCGAAGGTGCAGCTACTCAAGATCAAACTGCTGCTGAAATCAAGGCAGCTTATGAATCTAATGCTAATACTAACGCTTTCACTGATGCTGAACAAGCTAAATTAACAAGTTTAACTACTACACCTGATGCTGCTGATGTTGTCTTTGATGATACTATTGCTGCAATTGGTGAAACAAGTTTACAGTTAGTTGTTGAGTCTTTAGATACACGTTTAGATTCTTTAGAAGGTGCTGGTGGTTTTACTGATCCAACTACAGTGTCAGGTTGTGTTATGTGGCTAGATGCCGCTGATGATGCAGCATGGACAGTGAATGGGTCTAATGAAGTTACAGCTTGGACTGATAAATCTGATAATGCTATGACTAGTACAATAGTTAATGCACCTACGAGAACTGTTGAATTAAATGGTCAGAAATGTATAACATTTAATGGTGATAGAACAGCAGCAAATGCTGATTATATTAAACTAGGTACTCAAATATCAGATGCTTTAAGTGGTAAAACTGGTGTAACTACATTCTATGTTTATAGGAATACTAAGGATATGACTACTGCACCTGAAAGTCAAACAGGTTATCAGGCACAGCAGATTTTACTAGATTCTTGGGGTGGTACTGAGTTTACCAGACTAAGACATTATATACATGAAGGTTATGCTCCTTATGAATTTTGTAGAGATCATGGTGATAATGGTGGATCAAGAAAGATTGGTGAATATGATATGTTAGCAAATGATCTTAAAATTGTAGATCATAGGTCTAGTATACCTAACAAATCAATGGATGTTTTAATTAATGGTGCTGTAGAGACTTGGACTACTGAGAATCTTGACTATAGTAAAGCTGTTTTTGAAACTGCTAATGGTAGTGCTGGTACTGGAAATTCAGAAGATTCTATTGGTGCTGAGTGTTATGATGGTACTGAATCAGGTTATCCTTTTGGTTCAACATCTTTTAGAGGTGAAATATGTGAGATAATTTTATATGACAGAAGATTAACTGCTACACAAATGGGACAGATTAGAAACTACTTAGCTAATAAGTGGGGGAAGACTGTTGCTGGTGGTGATGTATCTGATGGTCTAAATGATTTATCTGATGTTTCAGTAGTTGATAATGTTGATGGTCATGTATTAAGATATAATGCGTCTACTTCTCAATATGAAAATGGATTTCCAGAAGATATTGTATCTACATGGGCAAACGCTACATCTTATGCTATTAATAATTTAGTTAGAAATGGTGAGTATATTTATAGATGTACTACAGCACATACAAGTGCTTCTCTATTTTCTACTGATGCTTCTTATTGGGTTGAACAATGTAAGACACAAGGTGCTATTCAGAACTGGATAACAGCAACAGGTTATGTCATTGATAATGTAATACTAAGTCCTGCTGATGAATTATACATGTGTATAGCTAATCATACTTCGAGTGCTTTATTTACTAGTGATAGTGCTAATTGGAAATCAATAGCTGCTACTGGTGGAGGTGGAGCTACAGTGTTAAATGATTTAACAAATGTTTCTGTAGGTGCTCCAACTGATACACAAGTACTAACATGGGTTCAAGCTAATACAAGGTGGGAAGCAGTAGACTCTGCTAGTGGTGGTGGTGCAACTACTTTAAGTGGTCTTACTGATACTACTATTACTAGTCCTGCTGATACTCAGTTATTGCGTTATGATAATGCTACAAGTAAATGGGTTAATGCTCCTGTAGCTACAGTGTTGGGTGATGGTAATCTTGGTGATTTATCTAATGTTGATATGACAGGTTTGACTGATAATTATGTACTAACTTATGATAGTGCCTCTGGTAATTGGAAACCTGAAGCTGCCGCAGGAGGTGGTGGAGCAAGTTCTTTAGATGGACTTAGTGATGTTGCAATTGGTACATTAACTAACAGGGACGTTTTAGTATATAACACAGTTAGTGGTAATTTTGAAAATATAGGTTCTTTAACAGAGACACCTTCATTTGACTTACCATACCTATATGTTGAAGGTAGTGATGGTTCGGGTATAACTAGTAGTACTAATGTTGATTATAAAACAGTAGTCACTGATACTGATTCTGGATGGACTCCAGCAGGAAATTATTATGTGATACCTATAACTGGTAGATATATTGTTCAAGCATCTGTACATCTTACAGCATACAAATCATGGTCTGGAGTACAAGTATACTTAGATTCTGGTGCAGGATATGTTGGTCAAGGTACAATGGCTCGTAATTATTCTACTGATGTTGCTTTAGAAAATTTCATAATTAGTGCAACTGCTGGAGATAAATTAGCTATTAGATGGGACGTATCTGGTACATTATCAACAGGAGCTACTTATCATCATTTAACTATTCAGGGTCTAGCAGTTACACAAAATATTGCTTTGACTCCTGAGTTAACTGGTAAGTATCAAGAGAAGTCTTTATCCGCTGATATAACAGCTATATCTACTAATGTTACAGCCCTAGGTTTCTCATCACTAACTGTTGGTAAAATGTATCAAGTATCTGGTTTTATAACTTGTGAGACTACAGATAATGCTGATAATACTAAGACTATATTAGCTGGTATGAATATTGGAAGTGGTGTAAGTAAACTTACTAAATATAATTATACACATACAGGTGCAACATTCACTCTGGAATATAATTATATATTTGAAGCTACTCAGACTACTATAGTATTTAGTGTTAACACTTTGACAAATCTAAAGGTACTATCTACTGGTGCTGGGACATCTATGACTCTCATAGAGCATCCATCATCAATGGAAGTTACTACAGATTTCACATAATAATTCAAAGGGGGAGTTAATAGCTCCCTCTATATTTAGGAGGTATTAATGAGTTTTGATAAGGAGGACATCAATAAGATAAATGATACATTAGACAAACATACACAGATTTTATCAGATATGAAATTTGAGGTTGCACAGGAGATTAGTTTATTAAAACTAGCTCAACAAAAAATGAAGTATATGATAGTTATATCGTGTATCACTATACCACTTAGTGCTGGTGGTGATTCACAAATAATTAAACTACTAAAAGCTTTATTCTAGGAGATTAAAGATGTCTAAAGAAGACAAAACATTAAAGGCAAATGAAGATTTATTGAATGGACTTCATCAGATGGTTGCTATGGATTTAATTAATAGAATTAAAACTGGTGAAGCATCTATTCAAGAAATTAATGCTGCAATTAAATTCCTCAAAGACAATGATGTTACTGCGGATATAAAATATAATAAACCTATGAATGCTTTGGAACAAGAGGTTACTGCTGTAGGTGAACTACCATTTGTGGAGGATGAAGATGAATCTGAGTGAAAAACAAATTAAAGCTATGAAAAAGGATTTTCGTAACTTTGCACATGTTATATGGATGCATCTAGGGCTTCCACCTTTAACACCAATTCAAAATGATATATGTGTATATCTTCAACATGGAGGAAGAAGAATACAGGTATCAGCATTTCGAGGTGTTGGTAAATCATATCTAACTGCTGCTTTTGTGTGTTGGTTATTATGGAAGAATATTGAAACAAAAGTAATGATTATATCTGCTGGTCGTGATAGGGCTGATGCATTTGCAATCTTTGTAAGGAATATTATTCGTGATGTTCCTTTTCTAAAACATTTAGAACCTGATAAATCTCTAGGAGAGAGAGCTACCCAGAACGTATTTGATGTTCATGGATGTAAACCAAGTGGTTCACCTTCTGTTAAGTCAGTTGGTATCACAGGTCAATTAACAGGTAGTCGTGCTGATGTCATCATTGCAGATGATATTGAGGTTGTCTCAAATAGTGCGACTCATGATTTAAGAGAAAAATTAGCTAGACTAGTTACAGAGTTTGATGCTGTTATTAAACCCGATGGTAGAATTATGTATTTAGGTACTCCACAGACGGAATTATCTTTATATAATGTATTATACACTAAGGGTTATGATATGAAAATATGGTGTGCTAGAGTGCCTAATGAGAAACAAGCTGAGACATATGGTGCTAAACTTGCACAGATTGTTAGAGATATGATGCTCACTAGAGAGTTTGGGACTACTACTGACCCTGCAAGATTTAGTGATGAAGATTTAGCTGAACGTGAATTATCTTATGGTCGTTCTGGTTTTGCACTTCAATTTATGCTTGATACTAGTTTATCTGATGGTGATAAATTCCCACTAAAGATAAATGATTTAGTAATAAGCTCATTACATAATAAACTTCCAGTTGAGATATATTGGAGTAATAATCCTGTACAGTGTTTGGCAAGCCTACCAAATGTTGCCATAGCTGGACAAAAGTTCTTTGCCCCTGAGAAGGTTGAGGATGTCCGTAGAGAGCCTCAGTTAACCATCCTATCCATTGAACCATCTGGGCGAGGTAAAGATGAGACAGGCTATACTGTGCTTCAATTATTGAATGGTAATATCTTTGTTCCAAAGTTCGGTGGATTAATTGGTGGTTACACTGATGAATCA